CTGAAGCTGATACGCTTTCTCTTCGCAATCAGCGTCGCCTCGCGCCTTTCCCCGTACGATTATTTGAAACGAAGGCTGACTCTTTCTGGTCCATTGAGACGGAGGAAATCCGCCTGTAAATCGCACATAAGTACATTCGTCTGCCGCATTTCGCGGGAATCCGTTTGCGTAATAAACGCCGTCAACCCGCGACTGTATGAACGAGATTAATTCGGTTATCTTCAACGATTATCACAACTCCCTTCTCACCGCGTCTGCTACGTGATTAATGTATTTCTGCGATTCACCTTTCAGCGGACGTTCCAGATATTTGTTACCGACCGGATAGCCGCTAATGCCGCCTGCACCTGCCGAAACTGGCCCGAGGTTGTATTCCGCTTCATGAGTCCATAGCGCGTAGTTAAAGCCTTTATCAACGGCTCGGAACGATACTTCACCGATCAGACTATCGCGTTTTAACGTAACCTTCTTTTTCATGCCGCGACGGAGCGTGGCTTTGTCTATCGGGGCAATGTTTTGCGCAAGTCTAGCGAGGTCATCCGTGTTATCATGCATCGCTGTCTTTGCTGCCTGCTCAACGGCTACCTCTCGGCTATCCAATAACGATAGAAAATCGCCAGCATCCAGTGTAAAGCTCATACGATTACCTCGGTCAGAATCGGCTTACCACTGACTTGCCGCTTTACGTTTATTTCCTTCGGCTTACGCTCAATGGTTTCGCCCAGCTCGTTTGTGAATGCGAGTGTATCCGTATACCTGATGTCGGCTAATTTATCGACCAATATACGCGCCGTGGCTACGACTTCCTCGCTCTTCACAACGCCGGAAGAACGTGAATTCGCAATAGTAGATCCTTCGTCGATTCGGCACTTAATTTCGAACGGCTCGACGTCCACCGGGTTTCCCCACACGTCTATATCATCTGAAGCACGAGTAACGGTCACGGTCTGACGCATCGGTATGATCGCCAATTACATCACCGTCGCTTTTACGGTCCGGCCGCTAAGTTTCACATCGTTCGCTTCTTCGATCAGATCGATCGTCTTTTTCGGTATGAGAGACTCATCGTCAGCTCGAAGCGTCTCCTTATACGTAAACGACCCGACGCCGGTGATTGAGTAAGACGCGATGCCGTGCTTATTCAGACGGTTCGTATCGTTATAAGCAGTCGCAAGCACGTTCGTAAACTCGTAAACTGCGTCATCAGGAATGACGTACTTACGAAACTTTCGAGCCAAGACGTCTTCGGCTACGTTTAGTACCCGCTGCTGCTTCGCGCCGTCATAGTCGTTCCAGTCCTCATTATCGATTGTCATTCGGTTGATATATTCGTTCGCAGCTTCTACACTTAAAGCCATGCGCACCGCCTCCTTATTTTCCGGAGGACTTACGTGCAGGCTTTTTCGGCGCCTTTGCCTCCGCCTTTTCCGTCTCATCGTCTGATACAACACAGCTAATCCATCGCGGACATAATGCATTCAACTGCTTAATTTCGGCCGGAACATCGGTTTCGTAAACGCCTTTGTGATCGAAAACGATCGTCTGGTCAGTGCCTACGGAATAAAACGGAGAGGCTTTATAGACGGCCATTATTAAGAGCCGGCTCCTTCTAACGCTTTAAGCCTCGCAATGATGTCGTCATACTGCGCTTTGGTTCCGAACCCGTCCGCTCCTTTTGGTCCGGTATCGCCTTTCGGTCCTTGGGGTCCGGTGTCCCCTTTATCACCTTTTGGACCGGCCGTGCCTCCGCCTTCCTGTAATTCCTGAATGATGTCACCGAGCTTTAGATCGTTGGCGACTGGCATAGATTCATTTAATCTTCGTTTCTGGTCATCTGTAATTGCCATTGTTGGCCTCCTTTCAAATTAAAAAGACGGGCCGAAGCCCGTCGATTGTCATTAAGATACAGTTGTCGAGATGTTTTCGAGAATGGCGATTTTTTCATTCGCGTTTTTGACCTTGATTCCGTATTCGCCACGGATCTGACGCGCAACAAAGTCAGCTCCCGGAACTGTGGCATCCTCGTCGTAGACAGAACGGCCATTCAGTGGGTGCAGAGAAAGAATGCTACGGTCGAAAAGTGCGATTTTGTCTTTAGGGAAGTTCGGATCTACGACTACAGTCGCGACTCCGCCGCCAACCATATCAGAAACGAATGTGCTTACGCGGTGGCCTGTAGCCGCGTCCGTTCTCTCTGTTCGAATAGTATCCGTCGCCATTTTAGAGATTTGACGAGCACCCGCGGTGTTTGTAAGGATTGTATTTGCTGAACCGCCGCGCTGATATACTTTTTCCATTAATGCATTAATATCTTTCGCTTGAACCTCTGCTCCTTTCAGGTTAGCTTTAGCAGCGTCCTTCAAGTTCGCAAAGTTCAATAAGCCGCCAGTCATACGAGGCTTGCCGTCAATTCTGCGGCCGTAGATCAACCAGTCGTTAAATTCACGCGCCATCTCTTTAAGACGTAGTTTTACTTGATAATCAAGCTCATTCGATACGTTATGTGTACGGACTGCTTGTTGAGTATTCGATACGGCCGCATATCTTTCAATGATTTGCGTGAAGTTGTAATCTACATAACGGTCGTGACCTTCATCGATACCGACGCCAGCACCTTCATTTTGCGGACGAGAAACAATACGCAGCTCAGAGCCGGCCTTGAGTTCCTCTTGAACTGTTCCGTCAAATCCGCGGACAACAGTGAGCACATCGCCGGACACGTTCGTAACTTTCAGATACTCTTCGCCAAAAACGACAATGGCATCTTTACGGAACTTCTCTCCGTCATCTTCCGCCACAGTAATTTTTCCATCTTCCGCTACCGATTTAACAGTCGCGAGGTTTGAGTTCAATCGATCAGACATCCACTCGAATTTAGTCTGATAGAGCGCCTCTCCGTTTAAGCCGATTAGACCGAGTAATGTCGGTTCATCCTGAATAATAAGGTCAATCCCGGCGTCAAGCTGTCGTACCTGATCTTTAAAATCGTAACTAGTTAACATTTATTTTCCCCCTACTTCTTCAAAAGTGATTTCAATTTGTTTGAAAGCTCGATAACCTTCGAAAAATTCTTTTCTTTCTTCGCTTCGCTTAGCTGCGCTTCTAACGTCTTGATTTCGCCGCCGTCTCCGTCTCCTCCGCTATTAGAGGGTTGGCCGATCGGCTTCAGCGTTTGTTGTTTCGCAACCAAGTACGGTTTATTGTCAACGAGCCCCTTTACAACGTCCTCCATACCGATTACTTTTCCGTCCTCAACCTTTACCGCGGATAGGTCAGCCAGACGTAAAGCATCGTCAATGTAGGCGATGCCGTTGCTCGTAGCAACCTTGATAAATTCGTTCGCCACTTTTTCCTGTTCAGCAGCCGCTTTTAAATCTTCGATCTGCTTTACGAAGGTGGCTTCAGCTTCGGCCTTTTCGTCGAGCTGTTTCGTAAGCTTTTCCAGCTCGGTCATTTCCGCCTCTTCTCGCTCTTTCTGGGCTTTTTCGTAATCGCTAAGTTTCGCCTTCACTTCGTCATAGTCAGCGTACTTGTTCTTAACGCGCCCCTTTTCGCGAGCAATTACAGCGTTAAATTCCTCTTGCGTCATAGTCACCGTCTGCGCTTCAGGTTTATTTTCCGGCACCTCAGCCGTAGTTTGATCGGTAACCTCGCTTGTTTGCGTTTCTTTAAGTTCTTCGCTCATACAGTCCCTCCACCGCTTAAAGCCCGTCGGCTATTGAGTGATGCAGCCGTTTCTTTTAACGTCATAACGTTCGGACAAAATAAAAAAGCGCTACACGGCGCTTGATGGGTTTCTTATTGTAGAAATTACGTGCTTACAACGCGGGTGAAATATCTCCCCGGTCGCTTTGAGTTCGTCATATGTCGGATAATTGCCGGGAGCATCGTCGGTCAGCTTAATGATTTGTCCCTCGTGGAGACGGCATAGATCCTTCGCCCCGTGAGACGAAATTTGCGCATAATAAGCTCCGCGACTTACCGCCTCATTCGTATGGGCTTCCCGATAGGTTTCCATCATCTTTGTGCGGACGACCATATCCGCATACACTTCCGGCTTCCATCGATTTCCCCTCACATCAATAATCCCGGTACTCACCGAAGCTCGAAGAGACTTGCGCACCATATCCGTTATGCTCCGCCGTCCGTTCGTCCCTTTGGTCATATTAAGCCGCATCGAATCCGAAACGGCTTTCCTCACGGCGGCCCGCGTCTTCCTATCGACGTTTTGCGTAATTGCTAATAAATCCGACTGCGTATCCGCTACAGCAGCCGCAACCATGTACTCGTTTACCTCGTTAAAAGCAACGACCTTTTCCGCGTCCGCCACCGTCTTTGCTACGTCCAGAACGACCAGTGCACGCGCAATACCATCGGTGGCCGCCTTCGGAACATTCTTTTTGACCCATGCGGAAGATTTTTCGTCTAAATCGCTGAGGATCTCGCTAATAGATTTCAAGGTCGCCAACGCGTTAGCCCTTCGAAAATTATCGAGGTCAATTCGTTCAAGCTCCGCCAAGATGTCTCGGACCGCTTCCTGATAATACCCGGCAAGTCGATTCGTCTGATAATCGTATTGAGGCTCAGGAGAACGAGGCATTAACTATCGTCCTCCTCTGTGATTTCCTCTTTATCCTCGTCCGAAGGGCTCCTTTCCGGTTCTTCCTTGTTGAAAATCGATCCGTCAACAAAGCCGCTCGTCGTTTTTTCGTCTTCTTCAATGCGGCGAATGATTTCGTCAGCTTTTTCGTCGTCCACATCGTCCTGCTGTTTAATGGCCCCGCGAACATCAATCGTAGGCTTGCCGCCTGTGCGGATTTGCATAATCTCAGCGAGCTCTTTTTCATTCTTCGGGAGTCCGTCGCTCCAAATAGCCCGTGGATAAACCGCTTTTTCAACCTTGATGATCCCGACTGCTTTTTCGAGTAGCATACACGTCCAAAGGGCGTCTCTTACCGCCCGGTCATAGTGCGCTCGTATCCGCTTTACCTTCGAAAGAATCGGCATGAAGCGAGCTTTGATCGCCGCGCCGTCTGTGTGAGACGTGCCTGTGCCGCCTGAATTATCTCCGGAAATCGTCGTGCCGAATAACCACTGCGGCGTCTCGGCCATTTGAAAGACATTACTGAATAGGACGTCAAGTTCTTTGAACGCTGCGTCAAGCTGCGCCTGCCAAACCATATAGCCCGGAGTCGTATCGTCTTTTGTAACCGGAATGTACTTGCCGCCAAACTGAACCGAATCCCCGGACCCTTCTAAGTCCGGCCCATACGCAGTCGGGTCGCTGTGCTTCCATAGGATGTAATCGATCTGCACCAGACGATCGTTAATTGCCGCGAGCGTCGTTTCGATCTTCTCCAATCCGCCAATACCGAAATAGCTGTCATCGATTGACTTGTACGGAATGTGAAAAACCGGAATGTGCGGAAGGAACGTCTCTTCGTGATCTTCTTCGCGGCCCGTCGGCACCTCTTCGCCTATATTGAAAACGCTGATTGGGGCGCCACCTGAAACATCGACGCCATTCTGATATAGTCTGTAGCGCGTATAGAAGATGTGTCCCGGTATATGGCGCTCTACGTTTAGGAAAGGAATTTCCGTCTGCTCCGTCTCTACCCATTCGACTTGGGCTATATTGACCGCTTTGATCTGCTTAACGTTTCCGGCTGAAAACTCAGGGAAAACGCAATTCGCATTAACATGCTCAACAACGGACTCCATTTTCGCATCTTCTGGAATCTCTAAGCCCCTCGCGATAAGTTCGGAATAGTCTTGGCGGTAGCCAAATCGAACCTTAATCCACGCGTCACCGCGATATCCGTTCGACATGGCGCTCTCGTGTAACAGTTGATTGAGATCGTTTTCTTCTACATATCTGTTGAGCGCCTTTTGCTCTTCGCTAGTGTCGTCCAGTCCGCTCTCAAAGTGAACCGGTTCTCCTACCAACAGATCCGCAGGCTTCGTTACCAAAATATCCGCGAGATTTATAGCGATGTAGAGCTTTTCGAGCTGTTTCGCTTGTGGCGAATCTTTTAAAATGTCCGTAGCCCTTTCGTATACGTCTCGGTGATTTCCTTCGAAGAGCTTACGCATACGTTTATATTTCGCCAACCTCTTGATTGAATCGTCCGGAGGAAATTGCGCGCCTTCCCGAATGATGC